ATCAAACAGCAGAAGCAAAACTTGCTATTGGTTTAGAGCCAGGAAAAGCATATGTTCAAGGTTATGAAATTGAAAAAATTTCAACTGAATATGTTCCTGTCGAAAAATCTCGTGATTTTGTTCAAGTAGAAAATGCTTACATTCCTTCTACTGTAGGAAATTATTTACTTGTAACTAATGTTAATAGTTTACCACCAGTAGATACTTTTGGTGAAGTAACACTCTACGATAGATTAACATCTTCTGTGGGTACTGCTCCTGCGAGTGCTACTGCAGTTGGAACTGCTCGTGTTCGTTTATTAGAATGGCATAACGGAACAATTGGGACACAAAGTGCAATTTACAAATTAGGTTTGTTTGACATTAAGATGAATGGAACTTACGACTTTAATCGTAAAGTTAAATCTGCGTTCTTTAATGTGTCAAGTGATGCAAATCTTTCTTTCTCTGCAGATATTGAACCAGTTTTAACTCGTTTAATCGGTTCAGCTACAGCATCATCTTCTACTACAATTACTGGTAATGGTACTTCTTTCCAAACTGATTTTATAGTTGATGATGTAGTATCATTTGGTGGAACTAAGCGTCGCATTACAGCGATTGCTTCACAAGTTTCTATGACTGTTGATAGTTCTATTACTATCACTGGTTCTACTATTGATAGAGTTTCAACTGAAATTAAAGAACCAGAGCATACATCTTTAATTTTCCCATTACCTTATTATGCAATTAAAGATGTTCGTTCAGCACTACTTGCTAACGATACAGTTTACACTGTGTATGAAAAGTTTTCTGGTACTGCAACAGTATCAGGTTCACCTCAATTAACAGTATCAACAGCATCTGGTAACATGGCTTCTGCAGCTGAAACAGATAATTATATTGTTGTTGATAATGATTCTGGTGCTGGTGGTGCTATTGTGCTACCTACTGGAATTACACCATCAGGATCTAGTGTGACATTTGATCTTGGTTCTACATATTCTGGTAGATCAATGATGGTTATTGCAGCTGTTAATAAAAGTGGTGCTGTTTTAACAGAAAAATCTAAAACTCTAGTTTCCTCTGCCACTACAACATTTACCACTCAAGCAACTGCTCAAAATTCTACTCTTTTATTAGGGTTTGCTGATGGTTATAGATTAGTATCTGTTAAGATGAAATCTGGAACATTTGCATCTCCAGGTGCTACATATTCTATTGACATTTCAGATCGTTATGATTTTGATAATGGTCAAAGATCTACTCATTACGATCAAGCAAGATTAGTTCTTAAAAATTCATATGCTCCACCAGAAGCACCTATTGAAGTAACATTTGATTACTTCACACATTCAACTGGTGATTACTTCACAGTAAATTCATACCCCGCAAATGTGGATTACAAAGCAATTCCATATTTCCAAGGACAAGCATTAAGAGATTGTATTGATTTCCGTCCAAGAATTGATGACGCTGGTACAAGTTTTTCTGGTACTGGATCTTCTGCATCATTAATGCCTAAGCGTGGTATTGACATTGTTACAGACTTTACATACTACTTGGCACGCAAGTCTAAAATTGCTGTAGATTTTGGTGGTAACTTCTTTGCTGTTGATGGTGTGTCATCATTAAATCCAGGAGAGCCATTAGATCCAGCACTTGGTTTAGTTTTATATAACTTAACTTTAGAGCCATATACTTTTGGTACAAATAGTAATAACATTCAAGTTGGTCGTATTGACAATAAACGATACACAATGCGTGATATTGGTAAACTTGAAAAACGAATTGATAATCTAGAATATTACACATCACTGTCTTTATTAGAGCAACAAACTGAATCTCTTGACATTATTGACTCTAATGGTGATTCTAGATTTAAAAATGGATTTATTGTAGATGGATTTACAGGACATAATACTGGTGATAGTTTGTCGCCAGATTACATCTGCTCCATTGACATGGAAAATGCAGAACTTCGTCCGTTCTACTCAATGAATAACATTAATTTACTAGAAAAGAATTCTAGTGACTCATCTCGTGCATCAAGTAATTATAAGTTATACGGTGATGTTATTACTTTACCTCTTGTAGAACATGTGGCTCTTATAACACAACCATATGCTTCTCGTTTAGAAAACATTAATCCATTTGCAGTATTTACTTTCTTAGGTGATGTTAAAATTAATCCGTCATCTGATGATTGGTTTGAAGTAGATCGTCGTCCAGATTTAGTTATTGATATTGAAGGTAATTACAGCACAATTAAAAACATTGCTGAAAGACGAGGTGTTCTTGGCACTGTTTGGAATGCATGGCAAAATAGTTGGACTGGCGCAAGTGTAAATACTGGTCGAACAACATTTACATTTGGTAGTCAATGGGCATCGGGCTTTGGTGATGTTCGTTTATCTCAAGCAGAAGTACAGGCTAGATTTGGTATCACTGGCTGGGGTAATGCTCGTCAAATTACTGTAGAATCTACAGCAACACAAGTTGGTCAATCAAGAACTGGTGTTAAAACATCATTAGTTACAAAAATTGATAGACAAGTAGTTGGAGATCGTGTTCTTTCAACTGCTGCAATTCCTTATATTAGATCTAGAAATGTTTTAATTCAGGTACAGAAATTAAAACCAGGTACTCGTTTTTATCCATTCTTTGACAATATTAGTATTGCTTCATATTGCACTCCTGCGTCTAAAATAACATACACTCCAGTTTCTGGTGCATTTAATACTGAAACTAATGTGGGTGGTCTTGCTTCAGGTTCTGCTCGTCGCATTAATGGAGATTCACAAGTATGTTTAAATCGTGGTGATGTTATCACAGGTGGAACATCTGGTGCTACTGCAGTTGTAGTTGGTAAAGAATTTAATCCAGATACTAATGCATACGCATTATATGTTGTTAATATTGTTGGAACATTTAGTTCTACTGAAACAATCACTGGATCTGTTTCTGCAGCTACTGGTACTGTTGGAACTGTAACAATCGGTTCTCTTGGTGGTAATTTAGTTAGTAACTTTAATGGTGATATACAATTATTGTTTAATATCCCAAATACAGATGCATTAAGATTCCGTTGTGGTACTCGTGAATTTAAACTTGTTGATGTGTCAACAGCTGATGGTGACTTTACTTCTCGTGGTCGTGCAAACTATCGTGCAGAAGGTATTTTAGAAACTCGCCAACAAACAGTACACTCAGTTCGCAATGCAGAGTTAGTAGAAGAACAAGTTTCAGAAAATCAAGTTATCGTTCAAACTGCAGATCGTATTGTTGCCGATACTGGTTGGTGGGATCCTCTTGCTCAAACATTCTTAATTGAACAAAAAGGTGGTTGCTTCTTATCTAAAGTAGATGTGTTTTTTGCAACTAAAGACGAAAAAATTCCAGTTATGTTGGAAATTCGTGAGGTTGTAAATGGATATCCTGGAAAGCGTGTTTTACCATTTAGTCGTGTCACATTAAAGCCAGAGCAAGTAAATTTATCTGGCAGCACTGTAACTCTTGATAGTGTTTCAGTTAATAAGTGGGATACTGCAACAACATTTACATTCCCTTCTCCAGTTTATGTTCAAGAAAATACAGAATATTGTATCGTTTTAGCATCTGATTCAAATGCATATAAAGTTTGGATCTCTCAAGTTGGTGAACAAATGCCAGGAACTGCTCGTACTATTTCCGAGCAACCATATCTTGGCTCGTTATTTAAATCACAAAATGCTTCTACTTGGACTGCTGACCAAACACAAGACTTAAAATTTGTTTTATATCGTGCTAAATTTGATACAAGCGTACAGGCTAATGTTGAATATGTAAACGATTTAATTCCTTTTCAGACTTTAGGAACAGATCCATTTGAAACACGAGTTGGGCAAACAAAAGTTCGTGTCTGGCATGACAATCATGGTATGCCATCTGGATCCCGTGTAACAATTAGTGGTGTTGCTGCAGCAGTGAATGGTATTCCAGCTGCAGAATTAAATACAACACATATTATTAGTGATGTAGATCTAGACTCTTATGTTGTTACTGTGGCTACTACTTCTGCAACTGCTTCTGGTTATAGTGGCAGTACTGGTGTTAAAGCTACAAGAAATCTACAATATGATGCAGTTCAACCAGCAGTTCAAATTCAGACATTCTCTGAAACACAAGTTGATTTTGGAATTAAAACAACTACTGGTAAATCTGTAGACTCAACCACTCAAACAGCATATGTGCAAGATGCATCTTTTAGTGGAGTTCTTGCAAATGAGACTAACTATTTCACTGCTCCAAGAATGATTGCTTCTGAGATTAATGAAACTAATTCTTTAAGTGGGAATAAATCTGTAACTATGAATGTTACATTTAGCACCACAAATAATGCACTATCACCAATTCTTGATACACATCGTACAAGTATGATTGTTATCAATAACAAAATCAATGAGCCAACTGAAAGTAACATGAATGTGGCTGGACTTGATTATAATGTTATTTTAAATGGTCTTTCTGGTGTTACTGTTGCAGGGAATCAGATTACAACTTCTACTAGAAATGCTCAATTTAAAACAGCAACTGTTGGTAAATATCTAACTATCGCTGGTGCATCTTCTGGATCAAGCACTCGTTTAATCACTGCAGTTGCTTCAGATGGTAGTTCTATCACTTTCTCCGCAGCACCAGACGCAATTACTGGTAATGCAACTTTAACTCAGCGTGAAAGATTCGTTGATGAGATTGCTCCAATTGAGTCTTCAAGTTATAGCAAATATGTAACTAAGACTGTTAATTTGGCAAATCCTTCTAATTACCTAAGAGTTCGTTTTGCTGTTAATTTACCAGCAGAAGCGTCAGTTGAAGTTTATTACAAAACTGCTGTCGTTGGATCTACAGCGTCATTTGACTCTGTGCCATATACTTTAATGACAGTTGACACACCTATTGTTAATTTTAGTAATGGAACAGACCGATTTGTTGATGCTAGTTTTTCTGAGACAGATATGGAAGCATTTGACGCAGTTAAATTAAAACTAGTCATGAAGTCAGATAATAGTTCTGAAGTTCCAAGAATTAAAGATCTTCGTGTAATAGCGTGTGCATAATGGAATTTGTTAAAATACAAGATAGTGATAGTCTGATTAGAGATTTGTCCAGTGGTGCGGTGATAAATACTAATACAACAGACTATCAAAACTATCTTGCTAGAAAAAATTCTTCTAAAGATATGAAGCAACAAATTAAACAAAATTCTGATAAGATTGAAAAGATTGAGTCAGATTTATCAGAGATTAAGCAATTGCTTATTACTCTTATTAATAAGGAACGATAATGGCAGTAATCGTATTACGATCAGTTAAAGGCAGTCCGCTTACGATTGCAGAGGCAGACGCTAATTTCACCAATCTAAACACTGAGGTTGGAACTAAACTAGACACTACATCTTATACCGCAGCAGATGTTTTAAGTAAACTTCTAACTGTTGATGGTTCAGGATCTGGTTTAGATGCTGATAGACTAGATGGATTGCAGTCTGCTACTGCAAATACAGTCAGCACTATTGTTGCTCGTGATTCATCTGGTAATTTTTCTGCAGGAACTATTACTGCTACAACTTTTGTTGGTAATGTAACAGGTAATGTAACAGGCAATTTAACAGGAACTGTTACTGGTAATGCAACTAATGTGGATGGTACTGTAGCGATAAACAATGGTGGTACTGGTGCAACTACTGCTGCAAATGCTAGAACAAATCTTGAGTTGGGCACTATGGCAACTCAAGCGTCTAATAGTGTATCAATTACTGGTGGCTCTATTGCTGGCATCACAGATTTAGCAATTGCTGATGGTGGTACTGGTGCTTCTACTGTTATTCAAGCCAGAACAAATCTTGGTTTAGTTATTGGTTCAGATATTCAACCATTCTCAAATGACCTAACAGCATTATCTGGTTTAGGTTCAAATGGTATTATTGTAAAAACTGGAACAGGTACAGCTACTAGCAGAACAATTACTGCTGGTAACTCTATATCAGTGACTAATGGTGATGGAGTTTCTGGTAACCCAACTGTTGCATTATCAAGCACTCCAGAAGTTTCTGCAATTATTAAAACTGGAACTAATGGTTCTGGTAATATTGGTCAAACTGGTAATCGTTTCGGTACTATTTTTGGAACTGCAACAACAGCTCAATATGCTGACTTAGCAGAAAAATATACAACTGATGTAGAGTATGAAGCAGGAACTGTATTAGCAGTAGCAATTAATGGTACTGCAGAAGCAACTCAAACATGGCAGTCTGGACAAAGAGTTCTTGGTGTTATTTCTACCAATCCAGCATTTTTAATGAACGATGACGCTGATGGTCAAGCCATTGCACTTCGTGGTCGTGTTCCAGTTAAAGTTGTTGGTTCAATTCGCAAAGGACAACCACTAATCTGCAATCAAGACGGTAAAGGTATGTATGGTGATACTAGCAACTCATTTGCAATAGCATTAGAAACAAATGAAGACGCTAATGTTAAACTTGTTGAATGTGTAATTTTATAATGATTCATGATAACTCAACCAATTGTCTTTCATAAGACAAATGTATCTCTTTCAGATATACTAATCCCAAAAGATTTAGTGGTCTATCTCAAGACCACTGAAACTTGCCAACTCAACTGCCAACACTGTTTTACAAATGGTGTCAACGGCAAAAAGATATACTTTAATCCCGAACATACTGTAGAGTGGTTTGAACGACTCTACGAGGAATGTCCATCTTTTAATGGTGGGAATATTACATTTCATGGAGGTGAGCCATTTCTTGCTCCATTAGAAGATATGTACTATGTCTGGAATAAAGTATCTAAACTATTTCCTAATCTTAACTGGTCGTGTTCAACTAACCTATGTTTTAATTTAACTGAAGATCACATGAAGTTTTTTAGAACAGTTCTAAAAAATGGATTCTGTACTTCGTGGGATAAGGGTATTCGATTCGAAAATGATAAACAAGAGGGTCTTTGGAGAAAGAATCTTAAAACTTTAGTTGATGCTGGGCATAATATTACGCTTAATATTAGTCTAAACAAACAGCTACTAGAGATGGATACCACTGATTTAGTTCTATGGCTTAATACTCTGGGTGTTAATTGGGTACAGTTTGAACGACTAACCCACGATGGCTCGGCTTTGGAAAACACTCATATTTTTCCTGCAAATAAAGAACTAGACGACTGGTTTATTAGAATGCATGAAACCTATCAGACAATAAAACCTAAATATAAAGATGTCCTACTGGAAGGTGTGTATTCTTCTTTAACAAAAGGAATACATGGTGGAGTTCGTTGCAGAGATTGTGAGCAGAAGATTTTTACAATTAATGCCGATGGAACTGTAGCTGGTTGTCCAAACGCTGCAGTTGGTAATGGGTTTGGGGATATATTTCAGCCCATTAGAACTTTACTCTCCGCCAGAGGAAGAATAAATAACATTACATGCGAGATCGAAAGAGACCCTCGTTGCTATACCTGTGATGTATTTGATATCTGTAATAGCGACTGCCATCAATTGAAATGGCAAGGAGATATCTGTGCAGCACCGAAAACACTAATGCAAAGGTTAAAGAATGACAACAGCTGGCGATAATATAACAAAAGCAAATATTGTTGCTTCAATGGAAGCTCTTAGAAATACCGCTAATGCAGGTATCGTCTGGCACAGTGGCAACCAACCATTTCAAACAGATATCACTGGTGGTGATGATACTGGGTATGCTAACCAGTCATTTGCAGACGATATTTCTGACACAAACATAACTGCTTCTACAATTGTCGCAAACTTTAGAAATTACGCAACTTTACTTTCAAGAATTAGAAATGTTCTTTTGGAAAAATATTATCAAATTCAAGGCGACCCTACTGCTCGCTTAGATTATCAGACAGCAAATACGACAAATTTAAATTCAAACTACGCAGCAGATATGTCGACATATGGGTTTAATGCTGGCGATACAATTAATGCAACTAATCTAGACCAATTTGTAGGAAACCTTGCTGCAGCAATTTCTTTAAACAGAAGTACTACTGTTGTTATTACAGAATATTATTGCCATAGTAACTGTCATGGTTCTTGCCACGGAAGTATTTAATGTATAGTGTCCCATTTGATTCTGTTACTTTAAAAAGTATTATTACAGGAGAGCTAGACTCGCCTAAAATTGATTATGTAAACTCAAGTATTAAAGGTAAAAATTTTATTACCTATTTTAGTAATTTAAAATATAAAACAGTTGATATTGACTTTACAGATGTTTCTGCTGATGAGAAGAAAACTCTACTTCTTGAATACATCAAACATAATTCAACTGCAAATATTGAACAGTTATTGGCCAGTATTGTTAAAAGTATTTTTTATCAAAAAGGATATAATCTATCTTTAGTTGATAATTCAAAATTAGATATTGAATTTTTACAAAAAAGTGTTTTAACCAATTCTGAAATAGAACAATTTGTTAAAGAAAACAAAGAATTGATTAAATCACTTTGTGATATTTTAGATGGAACTTTACTTTATGCAATTAAAAATTTAAATGCTTATAAAGAAGAACTTGGAGATTTTATAACAAATAACATAGTAGAAG